ACATAGTCTACAAAAGTTTTATTGCAGTATTTTTTTACCAGTTCACTTACGCGGGGAATTAGTCCAGCAATCTCTCTGTCGTAATTAGTACTTTTAATTCCGGCATAAGTTTTATATTCAGCTAATGTAATTAAATTTAATGCCATTGTTTTCCCCTGTGTCTTTTACATAGACTCCTTGAAGCCCATGTAAAAGACAGGGCTCGAAAGCCCTGTCTTAGATTGATTAAAAAATCAATTAACAACCAGACGCGAAACGCCAGGACCATGCGAAGCATTATTTGTAACTTGTACAAAACCAGTACGCAGGCTAGCAACCATAACGCGGCGCTGTGTTTCCACAAGCTCTTGCGTATCAATACGCAAGCCACGCTGACTACCAATAAGGAAGTTGCCTGGAGCTACAACAATACCAGCGGTAGATGCATAATCCGAACCAGCTGTAGTTGTGGCACCGTCTAGTTCACCAGAAACTAGAACCGGGCTGTTACCAATTTGGCCGATTTGACCTGTTAGCAATGTAGCCGAAGGCCCAACTTGGTTCATTGTTTGGAAAACAGGATCATCAAGCAAGTTGTAGTACGTTGCTGTATTAACAATGTACACCACATCTGCAGGATCAAGACCCCAAACACCTAGCTTCTTACGCATTGTGCGTAGCGTAGCAACGTTAGCACCTGTTGCTAGGTTAGCATTGGTTGTGTAAGCAGTCGAGCTGCTTGGGAAAGCCAATAGCGACAAACCACTAATTGGATCGCCTGAACCACCAGCGCCACGTAGTAGAGCTTTGTCAACTGAGCGAGCAACACGACGAATCATGCCGTCACGAATCACAGGCATAATAGCAATAAGGCTATCTTCCTCTTCTTCGTAAGCGGTGTACTCATTAGTAGCCACTTTATATGCACTAAGAGTAACTTCTTTAAGAGCATGAATAGCTGTGTTACCAGCACTTGCACCAGCACTACCTGCTGAAACGTTAGCAGGATAAGCACCAAAGCTGCTGTTATCAATCCACTGAGCAGTACCTGCTTCTGGGTTGATAGGAATACGCATAACGTTGGTCTGCATCTGAATGTTGCGGAATAGTGGAGCAACCACTAGACGACGACGAATCTCAGCTTCCATGTTAAAGCTAACTTCAAGTTCCCAAGTAGCCGAAGGCACGTGTGCACCGTACTTTTGAACCATTTCACGACCAAACTTGGTGTCCTCAAGACCCTTGTTTGACATTTTAGCTAGTAGGACTGCCTTTTCTTTGTCGCTGTAAGCCATTTCGTTTTTGCCATCCAAGAACTGCATACGCGATTTTTGAATAGCTTCTAGTTCTTGAGCTTTTTCTTTAAGAGCCGACTCTAGACCAGCAATTGCGCTTTTTTGGCTTTCTTGTTCAGCAGCAAAACGCTTCTCAACTTCGGCCAATAGACGCTCAGCACCGGTATCTACTGTTTGAACGCTAGCAATAGCGGCTTTAACTTTAGCGTCAAGTTCAGCAGTAGCTTTTTCAGCAGCAGCTTTTTCAGCCAAAGCTTTTTCTTGAGCATCAGTAAATTGTTTTGCTGCTAGGGTAGCAGCTTTTTCGGCAGCTTCAGCCACCAATTTTTCAATATCTTTAGGATCCATTTTCCATTCCTTTGTAGTGTCGCTATTTGCTTCCACAGGGGACTCTAGCCCTTTAGCTGATTCCAACTTGGGCGCAAATTGCAGTTTGAAAGATTTAACTTCTTCGTCAGTATTAAACGACTTAGACAAACTAAATAATGTGTTTTGATTTGCAGGCACGGACACTACTGAAATCTCATGTAGTTCCAGATCTTTTACAACAAACAGCTCGTTGGCTGCATTATATTCCGCATCAGCGATACGAAAACCTATACTAAAAGCAGTAAGTACACCGTCTTTGATAAGATTAAAGACTTCACCTGCAGCTGCAGAAATTCGTGCTTTAATCCACAAACCCTTACTGTCAACTCTATGATCCACCATCCTACCAACAGGCTCACTATGATCATGATAAGCCAAAATTACTGGATTTTTCAAGTAATTTTGTATACCTTTTGACCATACTGTGGCTGGTACAATATCACCTTGACGATCAGTATCGACAGTACTTGCGTAACCCTCGATCATAATCGAATCAATGCTCATATCTTTGGTAGGTAGATTACTCTTAGTAAAAGTACTCGTTAGTGTAAGTACTTTATTTTTATCTACCATATGTTCTCCCTGTTACTCTTTAGGGTTTGTGGCGGGGCGACCGCCCTGTGCTGGATCTACAGCACTACCAGCAATGTTAGCAGGAATACGTAGTTCATCCTGACCATCAATTTTCTGATACCGCAATTCTTCTCTAGCCTCATTTGGTGTAATAATACCGCCATTAACTAACGATACATGATAACTAGCTATATCTTTTAATTCTGGCTGTAGTGCGCTTACACTTGCAGTAATTGCTTCAACGTCATAACCAAAGAATCGTTCTAGCGCACTGGTGTACTTACGAATAATTGGCATTACAGTTTCTAAATAAAATAACCGTAAGTTTGGCGAAATATTAGCATTGTTTCCACCGTCTACTAGTAGTGGTGGAACGCCCACACATTGCATAATTAGTTCGTTGTGTGTTTTTATAGCTTGATCAAAATCCATGTCTTTGAAATTTTGATTGCTGATCTGATGTGGCTTTAAGCCAGAATCTAAAATTAGTGGGCGTTTGCCACCGCTTTTAGTGCTGTAGCGTTGCAACCAGTATTGAATAGTTTTTTCTTTAGCTACTTGTGAAAGTGTATTTTCACTAGTAAGTACTAAACCAAATACAGCACCGTTATCAAAAAATTGTTCTTGAAACTGATGCATGCTTTGCAAAACATTAATACTATTTTGTGCTGCTTCTAGCCTACTGGCACCGCGATAGATGCTACGTGAACTTAGGTCGCGGAAATGAAATACTTCATTTTCTGGAAATACAATGTATCCGTTGTATCGGTAACCACTAATAAAAGTTTTTGTATCAGTTAAGATTTCTACATACTCTGCTGGCAGGTGATACATAAATGTACCATCAAAATGTATAAATACATTGCCTTCTAATAACAAGTCTGTAAAAATTGCTTGACGAAATTCTTGAGCGCTTTGATAGGGGTTAGGTCTAAAATTAAGCAGAGTAGTTAGCTGCTTTTGCCTAACACCGTTTACGGCACCCTCGTATAATTTATCTTTAATATCGTAGTCTAGTGAGCTGCACGCGCTTACTACCATGTTTACACTACGATTTACACTCTGTAACTGCTGAAAGGCTTGTTTATACAACAACTTGCTAGTTGTATTAACGTGTGTACCTTCCTGCTGTGCAATTCTTGCCTGTGCAGGATTCAGTTTTTCACGAATCCATTGCATGCTATCTGTAATTAAACCCATAAGTTTTCCTAACAAAATTCGCTAAAGAAACTTCCATAGCTTTGCTTAGGAATCTCACGGCCACCCTGTAATTTATCACGTTGAATTTCAATCCAACGCTGCTGCTTGGGTTCGCTGCCAGGTTGAGGAGTTTTACCGTAAACACCATGAAGCGCTACATGATGAGGATTACATAGGGTGTAAACCTGCTCATATAACTCTTGACGATGGCTATCAATAAACTCATCCCTAACAGCTAAAATTCCCTCATCAGTTGAAATATCATATCCCATTTTCTGTGACCAGCGTTCTAGTAGTAGTGTTACGCTGTGAAGATGGTGCAATTCCAAGTCTTGATTTGTTTTACAGATATAGCAGTGATCTTGCTTTTCGTAAGCTGACTTGGCCTTATCTCTAACGTGTTTAACGGGTATACGTTTATTTGTATTTTTTGCCATTTACTTTAATGAACTACGTAGCATCCATGAATGCTTTTTGTGTGCATCTTGACGATCTGCTAAGAAGTTTGACAGTCCATGATCACCAAATTCTTCAGCTACCATAAACATTTGCTGAAACTTTAGTGCCATCATATCGCTATCCATAAGCAACTCTTGTAGCATACTACGCCAGTCGCCAGGCATATTCTCATCTTGAACATAAGTCAACTGTGCAAATTGGGATAAACTAGCAGGTGCTACAATTTGTAGTGCGCGTAGTTCTTCTGCAAATTGATCAATTACACCATACACTTCTGTATAGATTTGTTCAAATAAGCCGTGATGTTGATAAAACAACATACCTTCTACGTTCCAGTGAAAATTTGCTGCTTTTAGGTAAAAACTAAACTCACTGGCAAATGTTCGTTTTAGTTCTAGATAGTATTCTGTTTTGTCCATTTTTTCACCGCTATGGTATTATTATTTCATATTGTACACCAAAGGCACCATATGGTCAACGTGAAAATTTTATATTGCTGGTTTTTACTACCAATTACTTTTTAGTTCCTAAAAAATATAAATCACTAACACCAGAATAGTATTCAAATCTAAAGTCAGAAAAAATTTCTTCAAGGTTCCAGTTAACTGCAAAATCTTTTACTGTAAGATTTTTATAGTAGTCTATATCAGAAGTATGTGGACTATCGCTAGGGCTGGTCCGATTAGTACCATGCTCTGGTCTGCCTGTACTTGCTACTGTTACAATAACAAGTCCGCCTGAAATAGTCAAATCAATCATATTTTGAAATGTTTCCTGCCAGCGAGGATTGTGCTCAAAACATTCTGTGCTTACTGTAATATCAAATAAAACTTCAGACTTATATTCAGAACCGCAACAAACTACATCAACTCCAGGGCCGGACCCTACGTCTATGCCAGTATAGTCACAGTTTGTAAAATAGTCTCGAATTGTTCCATTAATATTTAAGCTACCTATTTCCAATACTCTACTACTTGAAAAATACTGGGGAAAACAGGTACTTAGATTTTTAATAAACGTGGTTTGTTGGGGGTGTGCCATTATAGGGTATAAGTATATAAGGCATAGCGTATTGCATCTGCCATGTGTGAAAATTTATCATGTACTGGTTTTTCGCGGGTAAGTGTTTCACGACTATCCCAACGATACTGGTCCATAACGTCTAGTACGTTTGTGCAGTGTGGTGCTACTTTCAATCTGCCAGTTTCTACTAGTGTCTGCACATAAGCAATGCCTGGTAGTATATCTTTTTTGGCTTTAGTAGTTGAAATGTTATAAGTATAGGCAAGGTCACCAGCAAATTGTGCAGCTGCACTATCAATAAACACCACTTCTACCTGCCACTTGTCTAAGTACTCACGAAATGCTGTGGCATGCTTGTCAGTAGTAGCCTCACTTTTCAA